TTACGATACCTTGTTTAATAAAATTTTGGTTGGTTAAAATGTCTTCCTCTCTAGCGGTCATGTATTTCATTTCTATCTTACCGCTTGATAGAGGATTTTCTTTTGGGTATATTAAACCTTTAGAAGGTAATTCAATAACCTCAGATGGGAATTTTGGTTTTTCACTCATAGATTTTTTATTTAATTAAAACTTTTATATTCAAATATAAATATATAAGAAAATACAAAGGTATAAAAAAAGCCCACATTTCTGTGAGCTCTTTTAAAAAATATTGTTTTGAATTAGTAGTTCAATATACAGTAATCCATACCTAATGCTAAAGTTAGGTTTTGGGCAGCAGCTTCATTATCCCAGTTATATTCACCAAATTCAGCTGATTTGATAAATGCACCTTTGATAATCCACTCACTTACTATATCACCTACAGGACCTAAGATTTCAATTTTAACGTCTTTTTTATAAAAGTCTGAATATCCGTCACGGCCTGTTACTGATTCATGGTGTAAACGTACCCATTCCATTACGGCCTGTGCACCTGATGGGGTGATCGGGTCAAATAATGTTAATGATAAGTCATTCCATTTTAATTTACCTTTAATTTTACGGTAAATGTTAATGTGGTTTAATACAATTTCGTCTTGTGCGAAACCCATACCACTTACTGCTTTTATAATATAGCTCGGGATGCCATTAACGTACATATAGAACCTATTCTGTAGTTTTGGTTCAAACGCCGAGAAAAATATTTCGTTAGAATTTAATATTGCCATGTTTTTACTTTATTATCAGTTATAAATATTATATTTTTAAATTCTTATGCAGGGAATGTAGCTCCAGTTGGTAATATGTTAAAGTCTAGGATAATAAATTCTGCAGTCTTAGTAGGTTGAAGATAAATAGCTCCTCTTAATTGGTTTCTATCTACTACGTCTGGAGTGTTATTACTATCGTCCATTATTACTTTATAAGCGTATAGACCTTGGCGTTGTTGTACACTTTCTAAGTATGGGTTTACTTGTGCTAAGAAGTTATTTCTAGTAGCTAATGTATTTTGTTCAAATACTAATGTGTTAGATATATTAGAAATAGTGTTTTTAAGGGTAATTAACAAACGACGAACATTTACACGATCTAAAGCTGATGCTTTAGTTTGTAATGTTTTCTGTCCAAATACTACAACTCCAGTTGCTGGGAATGTAGCGATTGGGTTAATTTTACTAGTATATAAAGTATCACGATCTGCAGAAGATAATCTTCTTTCAGCTAGTATTACTTGACTTAATCCACCACGATTAATACCAGCAGGTGCAAACCATGGAGCAGATACGTTATCATTATAAGCATATACACCTGGGATTACTGTAGATGCAGGTACCCATACTAAGTTTTGAGTATCAGGATCTACAATTTGAACCCAAGGCCAATATGCAGCAGCGTAACTTGTATTTAAAGCAGCAGCTTGAGCAGTAACGTTTGCAATATTCTGTCCATATTTTACTAAATCAATAACTGCAATAGCATCACCTCTGTTTTGAGTGTTGTTAATTAATGTAGTAATTATAGAAGCATGACCTGATTCAGCGCGCATTAACCCAGGAGCTGTGATAATGTTATATTTGTAATCATCTTTATTTGCTAGGACAGCAAATGATTGAGTATAATCATTTGGGCTTATTCCTTGAATATTAGAACCACCCATATTTTCATAAAAATTAGCAGCCCATGTTGGGATAGTGTTTCCAGATGCTCCACCAAATGCACCACTTTGAGCTGCAGGGATAGAACCGGTATATTGTGATAATGCTGCTCCAGTGTTATCAAAGAAATTAGGGGTCTTTTGGTTTACAGTTTTTACTCGTACATATTTACTGTTTACTGGGTAGCTGCCTGTTACTTGCAGGTAAACAGAAGCAACGTCAGTACGGATATTATAAGTTTGGTTACCAATTACCTTTTCAATATAATTAGATTGATTAGGATCTAATGAAAGATTAGACCAAGTTTCTAAAATAGTAGGAGTATTAAATGTATCATCTCCTCTACGAATTAACAAAGTAAATGTTCCAGATGATGTATTTGGTGCTTGAACTTCCCAACGAATATTACTAGCACTACCACTAGGTAATGAAGAAGCTACTTCGGCACTATCACTATTACCAATAGTACCATCAGTAAGGAATTCTAATGTAAAGATATTATTAACACCAGATGTACTACCACTTGCATTAGAACTTGTTGAAGGAGTAAATGAACCACTTGCAACACGAGTAACTAATAAACTAGTACCACCATTATTAAAATAATTGTATGCAGATAATGCTGTTAGATAGTTGTAAGTAGCACCTCCACTAATAAAATAACCTCCGAAATTTTGTAAATAATCAGAATAAGTGGTTACTATTTTTGGGATACCTACTTTACCCAACAAAGTTGGACCAACAATAGCTGCGCCAATAGGTGCAGGGGTTGCAGAAACAAAAGATTGATCGTTCTCTCTTGCTAAAACACCAGGGGATATTAAAGTTTCGGCCATGTTTTATATGTTTTTTTATGATAAATATGGCGAACTATCTTCAAAGTTTAGACCTTAGGTAAAAATTCCCCAGTTTCTAAACTTATAGTTCCTTCACCATATTTAACTTTCATTTGTTCAACCAAACTAAGTTCTTGGTTTTTTAAATTGTTAAATTCGGTTTTTAATTTTTCTTTTTCTTCACTTAAATTGATAAATTCAATTTCAATTCTTCCTAGATTTAAAGATACTTGACTGTATTTATTTTTAAGATCTTTAAGTGAAGTTAATTCTTCGGGAGTTAAAACTTTTTTTTCCATAAATTATTTTTATTATAAATATATTAAAACTTATACTCCATCAAACCCTGGTGAAGGAGGGTCTTCAAAGTTTGCAGGATATTGAGGTACAACGGGGTATTGGAGAGGTACATTAGAGTATGGGTCTGTAGTTTCATTAGGATTTAAAACAGTCTCTAAAGAGAATACTACTGATGTTTGGTCTGGGAGTTTTTTAATAGAGGCTAAATCTTTACTTATAATATCAGGAATAATATATCCATACATAGTGATATTAAATTCAGTTTGAACTAATCTTTCTTCTCCCTGGTTAATAGAGTTATTAGTAGTGAAAGATGTAATTCTAGCTCTAAATTTAAATCTTGCGGGGTCACCCCAATATGCTTCAGATGCGTAATTAATTGCCTCAACAATTTTATTCATCTGTTCCATATAGTATGTTGATACTATACATTTATATGTTAATGTTACATAATCAGGAACAACTATAGCATATTGAGTTTTTTGAGGTATTCTATTATTTAATACACCGAAATTATCATACGCATTTTCTTTTCCATATGTTTTAGTAGAAATACTGTAGTTATGAGGAAAGTTAGCATCTAACTTATTCGCAATACTGAAGTTCTTTTCCATAGACTCTCTCCTATACATTATAAGAGGAGCCATTATTTTATCATTTTGATCTCGATAATATCCATCTGCTTGAACCGCCTTCCATCTTTCAGGGCTACCATAAATTATAGGAACCGGAATTTGGGTATTATTTTGATATACAGAAGGTTTAATAACATTTGCAAAATAGTAATAAATAGCTTCATCTATATCTTGAATACCAACACTAAATGGTTTTGTAGTATCTCCTTTAAATGATAATTGATTTGCTCTATTTAAAGGATTTATATTATTAGTAGAATCGTTTGCATTACCATATTGAGAACTGTAAGGAGTTATCTGCTCATTGCTAAGTTCTTTTTGTGTTTTCGGTATGGGTCTTCTAGATGGCATTAGATTCTAGCTTTAGTTAAACTATACTTATCGGATGGAATTAATTGTCCTTGGCATATAATTGAGATACTAGACCCAAAATTTTCTAATCCAGGATTAAGTGGGTTAGGATTATATGGGTATTCTTCAGATTTACCAACAAATAATTGATTTTCTTGGATGTTATCTAATTCAAAGAAACTTTCATACCACATAATCACATCTCCTACTTCAGGTACAACCTGTGCATCTTTTAAATCATCTCTAAGTAAGTTAAAGGCCATAGTTCTTGTAACATCTGGACCCATATCACTTGATCCCCATGTCTGATCATTTCTTTGGATTAAACAATTTAAAAGAACAGGAGTAAAGAAGTATTTATCTATAGCTTCACCATATATATTAACTTTATTTTTTCCATAATCATACTTATAGTATGCTATTTGTTGAGTAATAATATCCCCTAATAATTCTCGATTAAGGTTTCTAAATAAGCTGATATCTCTTGCTCCGCCAAATAAAGCCATGTTATCCTATATAAATTAAGTAAGGGGTTTGTTGTAATTCTTTTAATCTAGCATCTGTTTCTAAAGATTTTCTTTCTAGTATTTTTTCCCTAGAAGTTTCTTCTAAATAGAGTTTTAATTTTTCAACTAAAGCAGTTTTTTCAGCAGTAGCAGCATTTATAAGATCACTTTGATTTAATGTTACTTCTGAGTTAGGAATAGGGATGGTTGAATATTTACCTCTAATATATCCTAACATTTCTTTACATAATGCTAATGTATATTCAAATATCCATTGACGACCAATAGAATTAATCTGCTCATATATTGGGTTTGTAAATGGTACATTAGATACATTAGTAACTAACCCTGACCCAGAAGGAGCAACTGGGGTGTTTTTTTCAGATTTAAGATAGTATTCAAACCATAATCTAACTCCATTTTCTTCTTCACCAGGTTTAGGGAATAATCTTAATTTATTATTTCTAAGTTCAAAAGATATTTGTGATCTTCTTACTAAATCATTCATTTCAATCTCTTGAATCTTTTGAATATCAAAATAAATAGGATATAATGTAGCTGTGTTAGCTATACCATAGTTAGCCCAACCAAAGTCATTTAGTATATTTAAATACTCATTACCAGCACCAATGTAAGGATCTAAATATCTTACAGAAGCAGGAATTTGGTTTCTAAATAAACGAGTTATTGTAACATTTTGACCTGATAAGCTTTGAGAAGCAGCCCATTCATTTAGATCATAATCTTGAACGTGTTCTCTGAGTATTATAGATCCTGAGTAGAAATTAACATCTCCTCCTACATTAGCTTCAATTCCGTATTGTTCAGAAATACGAATAATTCCTCCTTGATTAGGACGAATTAATGAATGGTTTAATGCAGATGAAGTAGTAAATCCTTCTATATCAAGATAATCTTGTCTAACTTTATATGCATAAACTTCATTTCCATATGTAGTAATTGCTTCTTCAAATGCTGTATAGAAGTTTAAATCTTGGAGTTCAACATCAACTAATGGATATCCTAATCGACGGGCACAAAATGTTACTATTTTATCAGCATCAATTTGAAAGTCATAATCATAGTCATAAAATCCAAAAGGTGTATTACCAGGAATAAATGAACTTGAACCAGGATATATTGGGATGTTGGCCATGTCTAGATTTTATTATAAATATTAATAAGAAATATTTTAGCTTATCTTATTAAAAAATAAAATATTTTAAAGCTATATTGTTTATTTTATGTTATTTGTGTTAGTGTAGCTATTACCGAAGGAACTGCTGGGCGTATTGGTCCTGTTCTTGTAGCTACAGCTTTTAATTCGATATCATCATCAGCATTATCATCATGGCTCCAATATATTTCAACATAAGAACTTGCAGACATAGGTAATATATAATT